AGTAATAGCAGACAACCAACTTGCCCTGAATGCTGGGTGGGATATGAATATGCTGAAGGCAGAGATCGAAGATCTTAACCTCGAAAACTTCAATCTAGAACTGTTGGGCTTTGATGATGATTTTCTAGATGGATTGCTAGAGACAGTGCCATCCGTTAGATTAGCAGATCAAGACACTGTTCCTGAGATGCCTAAAACAGCAAAGACCATTGTTGGCGATGTCTGGATATTGGGCAATCACAGATTGATGTGTGGAGATTGCAAATCCTTCAACGATGTCGCAAAGGTTCTTGATGGGAAAATGATTAACCTGGTGGTTACATCGCCTCCGTATGCGTCACAGCGGGAATATGATAAAGAATCATCCTTCAAACCTATTCGCGTTGATGAGTATGTGGATTGGTATGAAGACATTGCAACAAATATTTATGCCAACCTAGAAAATGATGGTTCGTATTTCTGCAACATCAAGCCTAATGCTGAAGGCATAAAACGCGAGCTGTATGTATTTGATTTGGTGTTGGCCCATGCTCGCAAATGGCAATGGAATTATGCAGATGAGTTCTGTTGGGAAAGAGCCGGAATACCTCAGCAAGTGGCAAGAAGGTTCAAGAACCAATTTGAGCCAATCTATCATTTCACCAAGGGTGAATGGAAGTTCAATCCAGATGCAGTGAAGCATCAATCGAAGGCTGTTCCCAAAGCAAAGGGTAAAGGTGCTGGCAACACCAATGCAGCACAGCGCCAAGGTCATGTGTCTGCTGTTGATGGTAATGATGTAGCAGCAGGGATGGCTTATCCTGGCAATAGACTGCCAACCTTTCAATCTGAAGCATTAGGGCATCCGGCCGCTTATCCAGTAGGGCTTCCTGAGTTCTTTATAAAAGCGTATACTGATCCTGATGATGTAGTGTTCGATCCGTTCATGGGTAGTGGTTCAACTCTTATGGCAGCGGAAAAGAATGGAAGAAATGCATATGGCTTGGAGTTAAGCCCATTGTATGTCGATCTAATCATTAATCGTTGGCAGCAATTTACGGGCAATCAAGCAATCCACGCAGAGACAGGTGAGACATTCGATGGCTGATGTTAAACTAACCGCAAAGCAGGAACTGTTCGCTCAGGGAATCGCTGATGGCTTAGGTCAAGCTGATGCTTATCGCATGGCTTATGACTCCAAGACTGCATCTGAAGCCAGCATTTATGTGCAAGCGTCTAACCTGATGAAAAACTCTAAGGTTGCTCTAAGGGTTGACGAATTAAAATCACAGGTAGTTGAGAAGCAATTATGGACACGCGAAATGTCTGTCAAAGGGTTGATACAAGCGTATCGGATCGCCCAGGATGCAAAGACATCAACAGGCATGACAGCAGCCGTTAAAGAGCTAAACGTAATGCACGGGTTCAACGAGCCAACTAAGCTGAGTATCACAGGCAACATGGTTACACGCATCGTGCGCGAAGTGACTGATGACAACGCTGAAGATTAAAACACCTCGCTGGTTCAAGCCATTCCTAAAGCCAAGCCGCTATAAGGGCGCTCATGGTGGCCGTGGTTCAGGCAAGAGCCATGCCTTTGCGGAAATGGTTATCGAAGCTCATGTTATGGATCAGCGGCGCAGAACAGTTTGCGTCCGTGAAATACAGAAGTCCCTAGCGCAGTCGGTCAAGCGTTTGCTGGAACTCAAGATCGAACAGCTTGGCGTTCAGGATTACTTCGAGATTCAGGAAAGCCAAATCAAGTCACGGCATGGCGATGGACTAATCATATTCCAGGGGATGCAGAACCACACAGCCGATTCCATCAAGTCGCTGGAAGGTTACGACTGCGCTTGGGTTGAGGAATCGCAAACGCTATCGCAACGCTCGCTCGATCTATTGCGTCCGACAATCCGTAAACCAGACAGTGAGCTATGGTTCACATGGAACCCACTGAACAGCAGCGACCCAATCGATATGCTGCTGCGTGGTGAGAATCCTCCACCTGACGCTATCGTTGCACAGGTAAACTATCGAGACAATCCTTGGTTCCCTGATGTGCTTAAAGCGGAGATGGAATACGATCGAGAGCGCGACCCTGACAAATACAAGCACGTTTGGCTGGGAAGCTACGCATCGAACAGCGAAGCTCGTGTATTCCGCAACTGGAAGGTTGAGGACTTCGATACACCAGATGACGCAACACTTCGCTTCGGCGCTGACTGGGGCTTTGCAACTGACCCAACAGTCCTGATCCGCTGCCATGTTGTTGGCCGCACAATCTATGTTGATTACGAAGCGTATCGCGTTGGCTGTGAGATTATGGACACGCCAGACCTGTTCTTCACTGTGCCTGACTCTGAGAAGTGGCCCATCGTTGCTGACAGCGCTCGACCTGAAACCATCAGCCATATGAGAAAACATGGCTTCCCAAAGATTATGCCAGCAGTCAAAGGGCCTAAGTCTGTAGAGGAAGGCGTTGAATGGCTGAAGTCATACGACATCGTTGTTCACCCTCGCTGCCAGCACACGATCGACGAATTAACGTGCTACAGTTATAAAACTGACCCCTTGACAGGACAAATCTTGCCAATACTTGCGGATCGTGATAATCACCTTATAGATGCACTGCGTTATGCGTGCGAGGCCATACGTCGAGCAGTCGTTCCAAAGACTTTCGATGTGCAACCTTTGGCAACTGTGAGTAGGTGGTAAATGGCTCGATTGAATAAAGAACAAAGGTTCTCGAACATACATCAACAGGCGTTGGTAGAGTTCGATCGTGTTCAATCGTCGGTGCGTGATGAACGCTTGCAGTGCCTTCAGGATAGACGCTTCTACTCAATCGCTGGCGCACAATGGGAGGGCCCACTGGGTGACCAATACGAAAACAAACCGCGCTTCGAGGTAAACAAGATTCACCTTAGCGTCATTCGTATCATCAACGAATATCGCAACAACCGCATCGCTGTAGACTTTGTAAGCAAAGATGGCGACACGGATGAAAAACTAGCTGAGACTTGCAATGGTCTCTATCGTGCAGACGAACGGGACAGCGGCGCAGAAGAAGCATACGACAATGGCTTTGAGGAAGCTGTAGGCGGTGGTTTCGGCGCATGGCGTTTGCGAACTGCTTATGAAGATGATGAGAACGACGAGGACGAACGTCAGCGCATCCGCATAGAACCAATCTATGACGCTGACAGCTCTGTGTTCTTCGACATCGACGCAAAGCGCCAGGACAAAGCCGACGCTAAGTATTGTTTCGTTCTGTATTCCATGAGCTATGAAGCTTACAAAGCTGAATGGAATGATGACCCATCGACATGGCCTAAAGACATTCACCAGTATGAGTTCGATTGGGATACGCCTGACGTTGTGTTCGTTGCTGAATACTATCGCGTCGAGGAAACCCGTGAGACTGTTCGCATCTTCCTAACAATCCAAGGCGAAGAAGAACGCTACACGCAAGCCGACTTCGATGCAGACGAAACGCTAGAGGAAACTCTTGCTGCTGTTGGCACTGTAGAAGTACGCCAGAAGCGTATAAAGCGGAAGCGCGTCCGTAAGTATATCATGAGCGGTGGCGGCATCCTCGAAGACCAAGGCTACATTGCTGGTAAGAACATTCCAATCGTTCCTGTCTATGGCAAGCGTTGGTTCGTTGATAACGTCGAGCGTTGCATGGGACATGTTCGCCTTGCCAAAGATGCACAGCGCCTGAAGAATATGCAGCTATCGAAGCTGGGCGAGATCAGTGCGCTTTCATCCATTGAAAAGCCTATCCTTGTTCCAGAGCAAGTCTCAGGCCATCAGGTAATGTGGGCAGAGGATAACTTACGCAACTATCCCTATCTGTTGGTCAATCCAATCACAGGGCCAAATGGCGAGACCCAAGCCGCTGGCCCAGTTGCCTACACTAAGTCCGCAGCGATTCCGCCAGCGATGGCAGCACTGCTTCAGATCACAGAATCCGACATGGCTGAGATACTGGGCAACAACCAGCAAGCCGACAAGATGGTCAGCGGTATCAGCGGCAAGGCTGTAGAGCTTATCCAGACCCGCTTGGATATGCAGACGTTCATCTACATGAGCAACATGGCCAAGGCTGTGCGTCGGTGTGGTGAGATTTGGCTGTCTATGTCCAAAGACATCTATGTTGAAGAAAAGCGCAAGATGAAGACTGTCGGCGCTATGGAGGAAATTGGTTCAATCGAACTGATGAAGCCACAGATCGACGAAGAAACAGGCGAACTGATTTACGAAAACAACCTGGGCGATGCCTTGTTCGATGTTGCCGTAGACGTTGGCCCATCGTCGAGCAGCCGTCGTGACGCAACAGTCCGTGCGCTTACAGGCATGATGCAAGTCACCACCGATCCGACAACCCAACAGGTTCTGCAAGCTATGGCTATCATGAACATGGAAGGCGAAGGCATTGGCGACATCAAGGAATACTTCCGCAAGCAGCTAGTCCAGATGGGCGTTCTGAAGCCATCGGAAGAAGAACAGCAGCAGATGATGGAAGCACAAGCTAACGTGCAGCAAGACGCACAGACCACATATCTCTTGGCTGAAGCCGCTAAGTCACAGGCTCAAGCCATCCAAGCGCAAGCTAACACTGAATACACATTGGCACGTTCTGAAGAAACGAAGGCCAAGACAGCAGAGACCATCTCAAATATCGACATTGACCAGCGCAAGTCGGCAATTGAGACTGCTGAAAAGATTGGGGAAGCATTGCGACCCAGTACGAATGTGGTTCCACCCTCCACACAATTTGGGTGAGTTAATGGGGTTAAAACATGAAAACGGCAGAACAGGATAACGACGACATCAACACAATCGACATCGACACAGACATCAACGACCAAGCAGAAGATGAGACCAATTCCATCGACCTGGATGATGATGCCGAAGAAGATGACGAAGATGAAGTCGTAATATCTATCGGAGAGGAATCGCCACCTCAAGATGAAGAAGTTCGTGCGCCTGCTTGGGTGCGTGAATTGCGTAAATCAAATCGGGAAAAAGAGCGGAAGATACGCGAACTGGAAGCAAAGCTAAATACGACAGCAACTGAGACCAAGCCGGTTGCACTAGTAGCAAAGCCCACGCTCGAAAATTGCGATTATGATTCCGACGAGTACGAACAAAAGCTTGCTGATTGGTATGAGCATAAACGCGAATACGATGCAGCCGAAGCCAATGCAGTAGCCCAGCGAGATGCTGAAGCTAAAGAATGGCAGAACAAGCTTGATTCCTATGCGAAGGCAAAATCTTCGTTAAAGGTGCGCGATTATGACGAAGCTGAAGCGACGGCTTTAGATACGTTTAACGTCACGCAACAAGGGATAGTTCTACAAGGCTCTGACAATCCTGCTTTGCTTATCTACGCAATTGGCAAAAGCACCAAACGAGCAAAAGAACTTGCAGCAATCACCGACCCCGTGAAGTTCGCC